CCATGCTTGCAGATATTGTTCATCAAGCTGATATCATTGCAACTAAAGAGGAAAAAGATACTTGAACTCTGATAGTTAAGTCATATGGAAGACCTGCTGAGAGAATTTTTAGAGTTGGCTCTTGAAGAAATGAGAAATGCAAGAGTTCCTAATCAACTTCGCAGTAGCAAACCAAAGAAGTCAAAATCATCTAAAGAAGATGATAAAAAAGTCGAGATGTCTACAGTCGCTACTGCACTCGTGCCTGGTGGAGGTTATACGGGTCCTGTAGGAGTTTCTTCTGCAGACATGCAACCTGGTAATCATCCTGTCGCAGGTAAGCCAGTTAAAAAGCACAAAAAGAAACACGTTCGTATCAAGTAAGTTGATCGATAAACTGCTCAATTTAAAGTTGTAAACATTTGCGAGAAAGCAAAGTACACTTCGATGTGTTCAACAAGGAGTTATATCAGCAATTAACATGTTGTTCTTTTGCTGATTGACGTTTATTACAAAGGAATAGGAAAACGGAAATGGCTATTGATCTAGAAGCAATTAAGAAGCGTGTCGCAGAACTTAGCGGTGTTAAGAAGACCTCATCGATCCAAATGTGGAAGCCACAGCTTGGTGAACATAAGATTCGTTGTCTTCCATGGAAGAATTCACCAGATGGTCAACCTTTTGCAGAGAGGTGGTTCTATTATATTGGTGATAATGCAGGTATTCTTACTCCAAATCAGTTTGGAAAGCCTGATCCAATTAATGATTTGATTCGAAAGCTGTACAGTAGCGGCAAGCCAGACGATCGTAATCTTGCCAAGAAACTGGCGCCAAAGATGCGTTGCTATGCACCTGTTATCGTTCGCGGTGAAGAAGACAAGGGCGTTCAGGTGTGGAGCTTTGGCAAGTTGGTCTATCAGCGAATGTTGAGCTTCTTTCTTGATGAGGAAGTAGGCGATATTCTTTCTCCTACAGAAGGATTTGATCTAAAGGTATCAATTACTAAGCAGCCTGGCAAGCAATTTAATGATACGACGGTTGATCCAGCTCGTCGCCCATCAAAGTTGCATGAGGATGCAAAGCAGATGGAAACTTGGCTGAATACGATTCCAAATCTAGACGACATGTACCGCCTAAAGTCAACTCAAGAAATTGAGACAATTCTTAATAATTGGCTGAGCGGAGGAACATCTTCTGAATCAGACAAGAGCGAAGGTACATCTCGAGGAACATCAGTTTCAGACGAACTTGATTCTCTAACATCAGAAATCAAGACAACACCTCAAGACAAGAAGTCTAAGAAGGATACGACTGAGTCAAAGAGCAACAAGAAGCAATCTCTTGATGATGCTTTTGCTGATCTTATGAGTGAATGATAGCGACATTTAATTCTTAATAAACGCCGGGAATCGAAAAGGTTTCCGGCGTTTGTACTATTTGCACATCAAGGAGATAATAGTAGATCATATGGCTAAGAGTAAAGAAGAAACTACCGTTTCAAAAAAAGGCGAAGTTGATTTTGCAGCAGAACTGATCAGGGACATCAATAAGGAGTTTGGAACCCGCATAGCGTACAATCTCTCAGAGATGGACGCGCCTACAGTGGTAAAGCGTTGGATCGATACTGGATCAATTCAGCTAAACTATGCGATTAAAAATGCGCTCGGTGGTGGATACCCGGAAGGTCGAACCATCGAAATTGCAGGTTTGCCATCTTCTGGAAAGTCACACTTGGCTTATCATGCAGCAGCGATCACCCAGAAGCAAGGTGGTCTAGTCGTATACATCGATACTGAAAACTCAGTGCCGGTTCAGAAGTTGGCCGACATGGGCATCGACGTTCGTAAGCGATTTGTCTACTGCGATTCTCACTGCACAGAGGAAGTGTTCTCGATCATTGAGTCGACGATCACGAAGGCAAAGCAGATTCTTGACAAGAACATTCCCATTCTTGTCGTCTGGGATTCTGTCGCGGCGACATCTCCAAAGGCTGAGCTGGATGGTGAGTATGATCAGAATTCAATCGGACTTCAGGCCCGGGCAATTTCAAAGGGAATGCGAAAGATCACTGGCGTGATCGGGCAGAACAATGTCACACTTCTTTGCATCAATCAGCTGAGAGACAACATCGGTGTCATGCATGGTGATCCTGCAGTTACTCCTGGAGGCAAAGCGATTCCGTTTCATTCGTCTGTTAGAATTCGACTTGGCAGCGGAAATCAAGTGAAGGACAAGAACGGAAATCCAGTCGGTATCCACACGACGGTCACGATCAAGAAGAACAAGGTTGCAGCACCTTTCCGTAAGTGCGAGTTTGACATCATCTTTGGAAAGGGCATCGTCGAGGACGAATACATCTTTGATGAGGTTCGATCTCACTGCAAAGAAAATGGTCCTGTCAAGCGCAAGGGAAAGACCATCAATATTTCTGGAGAAGGAGCGTGGAAGGAGCTCAGCGTTGTCGATGATAAGACTGGAGAGGTTCTTGTAGAAAAGAAGTTCTATAAGTCAGAGTTTGGTTCACTTCTTAGAGACGACAAACATGGTCCTTGGTTGATGGAAGCAGTTGATGCGGCTCTAACTTTAACAGCGGGACCGGCTGCTGATCCAAGCGAAACAGACGATAATGTCACCGACGATGGAGGTTCAGATGACTGAGAGACCAACCAATCCTATCTGGATTAAAGTCATCACAGACGATGATACGTTAATTCCGTCATACCAGACATCCGGTTCTGCTGGGTGTGATCTGAGGTCCACCGATAACGTGGTGATTCCGTCTGGATCTAGGCTCGTAGTTGGCACAGGACTGAAGATGGAAATTCCAAACGGGTTTGGTGCGATGGTTTGTTCCAGGTCCGGCCTAGCGGCCAAGAGTGGAATTCAGGTATTAAATGCACCTGGAATTTGCGATCAGGATTTTCGCGGAGAGATAAAGGTGATCCTGTACAACTCAGGCAAGGAAGATTTTATTGTCAAAAAAGGTGATAGGATTGCACAGCTATTATTTTTCCCGATTTTTCAGGCCATCTTCCAGAAGTCTTCAGCTATTTCTGAGACTGATCGAGGCGAAGGCGGATTTGGAAGTACAGGTGTCTAGTAACTGTATAGTTAGAACTCGAGGTTTTCATGAAATTAAGTGAAGCACTTGGATTTTTGCTGTTCATATCTGGCTACATGCTTGGAAGAATAGATTCTATTTTAAAGATTTTTGCTCAAAAATCTAATCTTGACGATTGCAGCAAAATGAAACTTTCAAATAAAATTTTTTCTGCCAAGAAGACATCTTCTGAAGATTTGTCTAATCAGACAGATGTTAAAGAAGTTGCAAAAGAAGTATCTAAATTAAGCAATCCAAAAAGAAAAAATCAGAAGTCTTGACAAATGACTTCTTGTAAATTTGAATTCTTTAACAAAGAATAGAAATATGAGACCTGTTCTCTTAATTGACGGTATGAATTTATTCGTCAGATCATGGGCAGCATTTCCACAGATGTCGACCAATGGTCATCAAGTGGGGGGATGTATAGGATTTTTAAAGACGCTGCAGAAACTCGTCAGAGAAATTTCACCTATTGCAGTTTATATTGCTTGGGAGGGCGGTGGATCGCAGCGTCGCAGGAATTTATATCCAGAATATAAGAAGAATAGACGTCCTGAAAAATTAAATCGATTTTACGGCGATGACATTCCTGACACAGAAAAGAACAAGCAAGATCAGCTTGTTTCTCTTCTTAGAATGCTTAAGTCTATACCTGTTTGCCAGACTTACGTTTCTAACTGTGAAGGTGATGACATCATTGCATTTCTTTGCAGAGGACCATTTAGAAACACTGAAAAGATTATTGTGTCTTCTGACAAAGATATGCTTCAGCTGCTAGACGAAAAGACAAAAGTTTATTCTACACACAAGAAGCGTTTTGTCACCAGCGATGATGTCTTAAAAGAGTACAAGATTCACGCAAATAATTTTGCAATTGCAAAAGCTTTGTGCGGTGATACTTCAGACAATATTCCAGGCGTAAAAGGTTTAGGCTTTAAAACTGTATCTTCTAAGTTTCCATTTCTCTGCAAAGAAGAATCTGCTCTGTTACAAGATGTTTTAAACTATGCCGCCAGTCACTCGTCAGAGAGCGTCATCTACAAAAGAGTTTACGATGAATCTTCAATTGTCCGAAGAAACTGGAATCTTGTACATCTTGATGGAAGCATGCTTTCAGGAGATCAGATCTCAAAGATTCAAAATGTTATCGATACATTTGAGCCCAAGTCGAATAGGATTGAGCTGATCAGGTCCCTTATCAAAGAAGGAATTAACGATTTTGACACCGATCGTTTCTTTTACGATTTATCCTGCATTCAAAGTTTTAAAGAGAAAATTAAGGACGCATCATGACTGATAGTGAAAATGTAGTCAGAACTAGCGGAGCATCTTTCGGACAGTTTGGAAAGACTTTTCAAGAAAAGCTTGTTCAAGCTTTGCTCACGGACACAAAATGGGCAGAGCAAATGACTGAAGTTGTCGATATCGCATACTTCGAGATTAATTACCTGAAATTTCTTGCTGATAGATACTTCGCTTATTCTAAGAAATATAAGGTGTTTCCTACACTTAATCTTCTCGTCACAATCATTAGAGACGACCTCAAGACTGGCACAGATACGATTTTAAGAGATCAAATTGTAGAATATCTTCATAGAATCAAGACTAATCCCGACATCGGTGACCTTCAATTTGTGAAGGATAAGTCACTTGATTTCTGCCGAAAACAAGCGCTCAAGGCAGCTCTTGAGAATGCTGTTGATCAAATGCAGGCTAATAAGTACGAAGCAATCGTCGAATCAATTAAAAAAGCAGTCCAGATTGGAACGGCGCCATCTGTCGGCCACGACTTTTTCAACGAGATGGATGCACGGTTTACCCGTCTAAAGCGAGACACGATTCCAACTGGTATTCCTGAATTGGATAAGAAAGAATTACTCAACGGTGGTTCTGGTAAGGGAGAGCTGCTATGTGTCGTCGGTGGTTCTGGTTCAGGTAAGTCTCACTTCTTAACCATGATCGGTGCTAATGCACTAAGAAACGGTAGAAATGTTCTTCACTATACCTTTGAGTTGTCTGAAACGGCTGTAGGTATCCGTTATGATTCTAATCTTTGCGACATGGATTCTAATGAAGTCATGGATCGTAAAGATGAGGTGAAAAAGTTCTATGATGACAATAAGCACCTCGGCAGACTTTTCATTAAAGAATATCCCACGAATACGGCATCCATCTTCACTATACGATCTCACGTAGAACGATTGGATCTCAAAGGATTCAAACCAGACATTATCATCATCGATTATGCAGACATTATGAGATCGACTCGACAGTTTGATTCTCTGCGTCATGAATTAAAGCTTGTATATGAAGAGCTTAGAGGATTTGCGATGGAATATAACATTCCTGTTTGGACTGCATCACAATCCAATAAGGAAGGTGCAAACGCAGAAATCATTGACATGACGAACATGTCAGAAGCATACGGCAAGGCGATGATCTGTGACTTCATCATCTCTGTGTCTAGAAG